AGTATACGATCACTCTGAGCGTGAGTGGATGTGGTATGTAGGGCAAGCTGGTAATAAAGCTAAAATGCCTAACATAGACCAATTAGAGGCAATTAAAAATCAAACTATGAGGTTGCTACCTAACGTAAATGCACACGAAACATTTTTTAAACGAGTAGGTTCGCCTGAAATAAGAAAAAACTTTAATAAATAATGAGAGATCAGCAAGTAAATAGTTTTGGTGGGGGTATGATGAAAGATTTAGGAACTACTATTCCTCAGCAAGGAACTTATGTAGATGCTAAAAATATTAGAGTTGTATCAGACGCTTCTGGGCAAGAAAATAATTCAGGAGTAGTAAAAAATGTTAAAGGAAATAAAAAAGTTTTAGATTTTTCAGAAAATAATGCATTTGAATCTGTAGAAGTTTTTATACCTGAAGCATACTCTTTATGGGTAAGCACTGACTCTTTAACTTTAGATAATTTAGAAGACGGTGGGGATTATTTAATATGGCCTAGCCACAAATATTTAGGAATTACTGTAAATAATTTATTTTATGTATATTATAATAACAGTGCTGACATTGAATTATTTAAACAAAGTCTTGCAAGTCCTATACAATATATAGAAGAGCAATTAATAGAGTATGATGAAACTCCAAATATTTATGGTTGGGGTACTCTTCAAGAAAATTATTTAAATTTATATGAAACTCTTTCAGAATTAATTGAATTTGAATCTGTAGAAATTATAGGTAGTTGTTTGATTAGAAATACTGCAATTATTTTTTGCAATTTAATTTATGCAGCAGGAACTATGTCTTCTGTTTTAAAATGGGATTTAAATTCTGAAGAAGCTTCATTAATTTACAGTTCTTCAGAATTAAATTTTAATAAAGATTTTCCAATTGAAGCAGTTTCAAGATATGAAGCAGAAAATATTCAAAGAGTTTATTGGACAGATAATTTAAACCCTGTTAGAAGTTTAAATATTGCTCAAGAAGATCTTTTTAGCGTAACTGTAGAAGAAACTTCTTTAAGCATTCCTGCTACCTTTAGTTCTCCTACAATAAAAGAAGTAAATAAGTCTGGTACTCTTCCTGCAGGAATGTATCAGTATGCGTATAGATTAAAAACATTAGAAGGAAACGTAACTAGATTTTCTCCTTTATCTAATTTTATACATATAGTAAATGGATCTCAGTATTGGGATTACCAAGAAGATCCTGAAAATCAAACTGAATATAGTAACACTGCTCCTGGAGAAATAACAGACAAAGCAGTTGTTATAGAAATAAGTGGTGTTGATTTAGATTATGACTTTATAGAGATTGCAGCAATATACAAAACAAGCAGTAACTCTATAACAAATGCATACTTAATAGACAACACTAGAATAGATAACGAGTACGTTAAAACAACTCACTCTACTGATGTTGGAGCATCTCTTCTTATAGAAGAAATTACAGAAATAACTAACACTCCTAGTAAAGTTAAAAGTATAGCAACTAAAGATAATCGATTATTTTTAGGAGGAGTGCAATACTCTCCTTTTAATTTAGAGTTTAATTCTAGAGCTTATAGATACAAAAGATCAGACGGAGTTAAATATCCTAGACTTTCTTTAGATAGCGAAGAAGACGCAACTACATACGTAGACGAAGAATTTAATCCTATAACTTTAGAGGGAAGCTCTGAGTATACAGAGCAGCAAAATATAGATGCTGTAAACCCATACAACAATTCTACTAAAGAAGAAATTACAGCAGGAAATGATTATAAATTTAGAAAAGACGGTGTTACTTTAGGAGGAGAAGGGCCTAACATAAAATATAAATTTATAAAGAAAAGATTAGAAGGTAATAAAGGTTATTTTATTCCCGATGAAGCTCCTTATGTAAAATCTACTTTTAGAAGTGATTCTGAAGCAGGAGATTACAAGTCTCCTGAAAATGTTTCTGAGTTTATGGGATACCATCGTAACGAAATATATAGATTTGGAATTGTACTTTACGATTTACAAGGTAACCCAGGGTTTGTAAATTGGATTGGAGATATAAAATTTCCAGACTATCAAGACTATGATATTAATCATTCAGAAGGTATTTATAATTTTACTTTAGCTCAAGTAGCAGGAACTACTAATAGCGGTACTAATTACATATACAATACAGGTGACACAAACCCAAATGCATATCAAAATATAGAATTAAACGATACTTCAAATTTAACAGAAGATGATATAATTGAAAGTAACTACAATAACGATTCTGGAGAGTTTAATCAATCTGCAGGCGGACAAATATATGCGTTAGGAATTGAATTTAAAGTAACAATACCTACTGAAATAAGAAATAAGATAAGTGGGTACAGAGTAGTTAGAGTAGAAAGAAAGCAAGAAGATAAAACAATTCTTGGAACAGGTGTAGTTAACTTTGCCACTGAATTTTGGAACGTTGAAGATCAGAATTTATATTCTGGTTTTAGTAGAGGAATGGGTGCTAATCAAGCTCCATTAGGTTACGGTATGCAAACTGCAATTGAAGGAGCTCAAAATTTAGGACAATATATAAATAGAAGTATAACAATAGATTCTCCTGATTTTGCATTTGGCCAATACCCTACTTCAACATCTAATTATTTAAAAGTTATAGGAGTAGCTACAGGAAGAAGAGAAGATAATTTTGAAGACACTAATTCAGGGTCAGCTGCATGCTACTCTAGTCATAAATTAGGATTAACTGAAAGTTCTTTATTTAGCACATATGATATAGAATATGCATCAAAAATAGAAGCGGGAGGTAATTTAACAATTCCTAATTTTGAGCTAGAACCAGATAGTACTTTTTTAAATGATCAGCAATTAGGATTTTTTAATAATTATTATTTTAATCCTTCTTTTAGTGGAGAGTCACCACCTTTACTGGGTAAAGGAGAAGAAACTTTATTTATTAGATTAGCTTTAGACAATGGTTTAGAGTATAAAGATTTTGTTAATGATGCAGTTTATGATCAAAATATTGGTGTACTTGGAACAGGTAAAATTTTAGCCTCTGTAAAGTCTCCAAGACCTAACCAGTATGGCGGAAGCACAGAGTTAAGAAGAAAAAAAAATAACTATATACCTGCAGGTCCTTTTATAGCCATTAATAATAGTGAGCTATTAAACGAATATAATTACCATTCTGTTTGGGGAGGAGATATATATACAGTAATATACGATCTTGAAAAAATGCAAAAAGTTTCTGTTTCAAGTGCTTTAGCATCTGCTGTATCTAAATCAGTTAATTTTGCTTTTCCTGTAGAGTCTACTTTTAATACAACTTTAAGGGGAGGATGGCACTTTGCAAACAAAGTAGATTGGAGTTCAGATAATGAAACTCCTTTAAATTCTTTTGATCTATCGTCTTGTTATTCTTCTGAAAATAATACAGAAGTATTTATACCTAAACCTTTACAATTTAATGAAGTTTCAAGTTACGATACTAGGGTTATGTACTCTGATGCAAAAATAAATAACACTCTCACAGATAATTGGAAAAAATTTAGATTAGAAAACTATAAAGATTTAGATGGAGCTAGTGGACCTATAACAAAACTTATGCTTCACGATGATAATATATATTTTTTACAACAAAGAGGGTTTGGAGCTTTAAGTATTAATCCTACATCAACTGTAATAGATGAAAGTGGTTCTGCAATTGTTTTAGGTACAGGTAGTGTGATACAAGACTTTAAGTATCTTTCTAGTAATGTAGGAGCACAATCTAGAGAAGGGGTGGTAAGCACTTCTAAAGGTATATATTGGGTAGACCAATTAACAAGAAAATCATATGCATTTAGAGCTAATGGCTTAGAAAGTTTATCAGATGTAAATGGTATGAAATCCTGGTTTGCTAGCAACATTGACAATAATACAAGTATTGTTTTAGGGGTAGACTCTTTAAATAATGAAGTGTTAATTTCTACCTTAGACAATACGTTAGTATTTAATGAAGTAATAAATAAGTTTACATCTTTTTATACCTACGGAACTACTATGTATTTAAATTCTTTTGATCGTTTATTTTCTGAACAATATTCTAATTTGTATGAGCATAATGTAGGAAATGAAAATACTTTTTATGGAACATCTAACGAAAGTAGTATAGAGTTTGTTGTAAATAAAAATCCTATATACACAAAAGTGTTTGATAACATAGAGTGGTACACAGGGTCTGATACTAATAAATTTCAGAGTGCAGTGTTTGAGAACAGTGTAAATGCAGTGTCCACTACTTTAACAGATGCAGTAGTTAAAGAACGAGTGACTAAATTAGCAGTACCAAGAACTGAAGATGGTGCTAGGTTTAGAGATACTTACATAAAAGTTAAACTACGAACTGCAAAAAGTTTTGTATTGCATTATGTAAAAACCTTATTTAGAATTTCTAGAAGATAATAATAAATAGTATATTGCGCGATTATGGCTAAGAAAAAATATAATAATAAAGACAAAGCTAGAAAATTTAGAGCTATGCGTCCTGCAGTAGGTGAAAACTACATGTACGACTTTAGCCAGCCTTCAAATTCTCATTCTACACATTTAGGTACAACGTATGAAGCAGATGGAAAATTCTATGTTGCGCCTTCTATAACAAATAACAAAGCTCCTTACGCTAGTAGCGTTTATCACCCTCAGTCTTTTAGAGAAGCGATGAATGCTGGAGAAGGTATTCCTTTCGATACACAAGAAGAAGCAAGTAAGTTTGCAGAAGGTAGTTGGAAATTACCTAAATATCCTAGACCTAATTATAAATACGGTGGACCAACTGATCCGCCAACAGGTTTAGCTGCAACGTATGATTTACAGCCTGCTATGGATTATAATATCAACAGATTAAATAATCCTTTTTTTCAAAATAGATTAAGAAAAGAATACTCTAACGCTCACGGCATAGATTTAACAGACCAGCAAATGTCTGATTTAGTTTCTGGTGGTATAGACATGATTAACACTGGTGGTAATACTGCTACGTATACAGAAGAAGGAATGGCAAATACTTCTTCTAGAGCAGCAGGATTTATGAGAGGTGATTATAGTTTTCATCCTTTTTTAGGAAAAATTCCTAGCCCTGTTTTAGGGCAAATATCTTTACGCCCAGGTCTTGATGAAGATGCTACGAAAAGTGTAGCTAAACACGAAGTTGGCCATAGATACAATGCCGCTTTAGGAACTCCTTTTTCAAGTAGCACGCACTCTCCCTTAATAGATCAGTCTATTGCTTATAATCAAAGTTTCTTTAATAAACCTTATACGCAAGGAGCTTATAGAATAGAAAATACTGAAGAAGGAGAAATAGGAAGTAACAGGTCAAGGTATTATAGATCTCCACACGAAATTAAATCTTATAAATTACAGTTAGAAGATGAAATGCAGAATCAAGAAGTTTGGAATCCTATGAAATCTGAATTTGATCAAAGCAATTTAAGATCTTTACTAGGAAACGAAAAAGTACTTTCAGGTTCTACTACAAATGTTATGACCCAAGGATTAGGCCTTAACAGTTTAGCAGAAGCTTACAAAGATGTAGATCCTTATGGGTTTAACGCTAATCCTTTTCGTAGTGGTGCGCCAGCGGTTTCTTTTGAAGGAAATAAATTTAGAGATGCTCAAGTACCTCTATTAGATTCTAAAGGAATTCCTTTAAATTCTGGAGTTACTTCTTCAAGAGGTGATATAGCAAGAAAATCAGTGGGCTCTAATGTTAGAGATACACACACAATTCTTGGAGGGAGCAAAGCTAACCCTTTAACTCCTGGTAATGCTTACGAAAAAAATCCCGACGAATATTTGTACGAAGGTTATAGTAATCTAGAAAGTAATCCTTATAGTTCTAAAAGCTTAGGAGATTTTAGCGTAAGAGATCAAAAAAAATATAGAGGGTATGCTAGCGATATAGTAAAAGGAAGTAACAAAAATTTTAGAAATTTATTTAATAAAGGAATATCTTATAAAGACATGAAAGATAAATATTTTGCTAACGCAGGAAATGTTGTAGGGTTAACACAAGATATTAATCGTCTTACAGGAAGTGAAAGTGGAAATGCATATTGGAATAATGAAATAAAAAATAATCCTGAAGTACAGGCTGCTTACGAAAGAATGTCTGGAATAAATGCAGAAACATTAGATAAGTATAATGTAAATTACAGACAGAGTAATGGGGAAGTAGGTAGAGTAAATCCTATGGCAAATGTTTCTGACCAGTTAAGTAAAAGAAAATATAAAAAAGCTGTAAAACAAAATGCTAGAAATATAGCTGATTTTATTAAAACAGGCTACAAAGAGCAAACAGGAAGTTCATACAAAAAAGATGAGAAAATTCTTATGGATGCTTACAATAATGTAATGAAAGGGTATCAACAGTCTAGCTATAGAGATATGCCCGCTCTTGAAGGAGAAATTAAAGACTCTTATAATAAAAGAAAAGAATTTCAAGGAGAAAATTGGATGGATTTTGTTCCAGATGTAGACGGAGTTCCTGCTAAAGATATAGGAAAAAATGCAATACAATTTATGAATGAAGTTGCTATGGAAGATCAATCTTATAACATGGCTAAATACGGAGGAGATATGAAAAAATATAAAAAAGGTGGACCAGGAAGTAAAATGCTACCAGAAGTAACTGTTACTCCACAAATGGAAGCATTACGTAATCAAGGATTTGATATAAGCGACTTTCCAATGGTAGGATTTTCTAAGCCTGAACCTTATACAGGTATTGCTCCTGACCCTTCAGGTATGAGTATTAAACAATTGTTGAAGTTAGCAAAAAGTTTTCCTGCAATGATGAAGTATGCTAATAAAAACTATGGAAGTCTTGCACAAATAGGAGATAAAGTACAAGATGCTTATTTAAACGCTAAAAGAATTGTTGATCTTGGGCTTTCTGGTTACGGAAAAGAAAAAGCTGCTTTAAAAGAAGTAGATGATTTAAAAGATTTAATGAATCAATTAGATAAGGCAGGAGATATTATAGGGCCTAATAGATATAAATTAATGCCCGATTCAAAAGCTCTTAAACAAGGATTAGATCCTGATGATCCTATTAATTTAATGAGAGAAACTTTAGATGAAGCATCTTTTAATAAAACGTTATATGAAGATGCACTTAAATTGTCAAAAAACCCAGAACTTAAACAATACCAAATAAAAGAATTAAAGAAAATAGCAGATAACAGTAAAGTAAAACTAAATAATTCAAATAAAGAGCTAGACAATTTTTTAACAGGTAAGTATAAATCTTATGAACCTTTAGATGATATTTTATTAAAAGCTTACACTAACCCTTCTGCTAAAGGGCTACAAGAATTTTTACCTAGCAATAGAAATTTACAACTTAACCCTTTAAAGCAACCTAGATTTCAAAGTCAAAATAAAGATTTAGAAAATTTGCATAATTCTTTTTACGGAGAAAGAATAACGCCAGGGCAATCAGTAATACTAGATCAGTATGTAAATCCATTTAAAATGAATAGATACGGAGGTAAAAATATGAAACAATATAAAAAAGGTGGTAGACCAGGATTATGGGATAATATACATGCCAAAAGAAGAAGAGGGGAAAAAATGCGTAAACCTGGAAGTGAAGGTGCTCCTACAAATGAAGCTTTTAAAAATTCTCAAGCAACTTACGGTGGTATGTTACCTGAGTACGGCCTTGGAGGATTTTTAAAAGGAGCTCTTTCTGGTGTTGCAGGTAGTGTGCCTATAGTAGGAGGAATGATGCAAAACGCTATTGGAGTAGACCCTAACGATCAAAGCGCTCAAGCAGGACAAATGTTTGGAGGGATTGGTTCTATGTTATTTAATCCTATGGGAGGTGCAGGCAAAGCAATGAATGCGTTTGCAGAAGATGGTGGAGAGTTTATGCCTGAAGTAGATTACGAAGCTGAAGATGGAGAAGTTATTGTAGGTGATGTTAAAGTAAACAGAGCTTACAACGGTGGTACTATGAAATCATATAAAGGTGGAGGCATGCATTTATTATCTGGGCCTAAACATTCAGAAGGCGGTATAGGTATTATGCAGTTTGGTGGAGACTCTTCTTATGTGTTTAGCAATAGTATGGATTTAAAAGTGCCAAAAGAGTTTGGTAAATTTAATACCTTTGCTGACGCAGCTAAGTCTAGAAGTAAAAGTTTAGAAGACATTGCCGAAATGCGAATGGGTGGAGAATCTTATGATAGAAAGACTGCAGATTTAATGGAGCCTTTAGCTATGGTAGAATTTGAAAACTTATTTAATGCTCAGGAAGATTTTAAAGAGCAAAACAATATAGGTAACCCTACAAGAACAGCTCAGTTTGGAGAAGAGTTTGAGCCTAATCCTGCACTAATGGGTGATGCACCTAGTTTAGGAGGGAGTTTGTTTCCTGCAGGATATGGAGAGTCTCAGGGGTTAAACGCTACATATGGTAATGGAATGAATTTATCAGGAGTAAGTTCACCTAAATTAAAAGAGGATAAATCTAAATTGCCTTGGCAATTATATGCTGCTAACGCTTTACCTGGAGCTGTTAATATGGCTAAAGGATTGTTTGGAACAGCTCCTACGTTAGAGTTAGAAAGAGAAGAGAAGCAAGACTATAGAAATTTTCAACCCCTTATGGATACATATTTAAGAGGACAAGGAAGAGGTTTAGCTTTAGGTAGAGCAGGTTTAGAAGGCTCTGGAGCAACAGGTTCACAGCTTAGAGCTGGATACCAAGCTATGAATAGTGGGGCTCAATCGCAAATGGGGCAGTTTATGAATCAATTGTCTCCTCAAATAGAAGAGTCTAGAAGAGCAACTGATACATTTAATCAAGGTATTATGGCTAGAAATGATCAAAAAACAGTAATGGAAGATGAGTTTGCTATGCAAAACGATCCTGCAAATTCATTCTCTACAGGGCTAGGTCAAATAATTAATGCAGGTACTAATCTGTATATGGATAATTTAAAATCTAAAAACATAGGCACACAAATGTACGGTATGTTTGGTGATTTTTTAGGAGGAAGAAATAAAGGACAAAGAAGTTAAATTATGGCTATAAAATACGGAAAAGGTTTAAGAGGAGCTCTTGGTAGAATGAAAGACGTGGAACAACAGTATGTTGGGCTGCCTTACAAAGAGATGATGGCAGGTAATTTAATGCGTCAAGCTTCTTACGATAAAGGGCAAGAAACTATAGACACTATTGATAGTTTATACAATCAACCAGTGTTGCAAAAAGATCGAGATCTTCTACAAAGAAGTGAAGAGGATTTTAATGATAATTTATCTAAACAAATAGAATCTGTAGGAGGAGACTTAGGCAAGTTAACTGGATTTCTTAATTCTGAATTTAGACAAGTTGCTAAAAACCCTACCTACTCTAGAGCTATACAAAGTAAAAAAAATTTTGATGAGTATTATACTCAGGTCATGGATGCTAGTATAGACCAGCCAATGAAAAACTTTTATATAAACAAAGCTCTTAACAATTACCAAGGAGCTGATCAGGGTGTGTTTAGAGGGCAACCTTTTTCTGAAGTTACTGCTCAAGATATACAAAAAGATTTAGCAGCGCACGCTAAAAACTTATACAGTACAGCTCCTAAACAAGAAAGAGAAATTGATGTTTTAGTTGAAGAAGCTACTGGAAAGAGTTATACTAACCCTGAAGTAATAGAACAGTATTTAGAAAACCCTATAGAAGGTTATAGTATAAAAAAACAACAAGTAACGCAAACTCAAAGAACTCCTAAAGAAATACAAAAAAGTTTGTTTAAGTACGCAACTAACGCGTATGGATCTTCTATACAAGATATGGCTGAAGCTATGGGAATAGATTCTGATGTATACATGCAAAAGATAGTAAACCCTTTAGCAAATACTTTCTTTAGAAATGACATATCTATGGGGCAAATCTACAACACTCCCTCATCTTCAAGCGACTCAGATAAAGATGAAGAGTCTGGAAAAGATTTAAGTTTAAGAAGAGGCATAGGATTACCTATAGAAAATAAAGGATTAGCTATGTTAGATAATTTAGTAGAAAATGTAACCGACCCTACTACATTAGTAGAAGAAATAACAAAAATGAGAGATGCAAACGAAATAAGTAATATAGATGCTTCTATCCTTACATCTGCAGTTGATGCTGCTGTTGCGAAAACTACTGATGCATTTGGAGGTAGAATTCCTGACATGGAAGAAAGTCTTCAAAGAGCTATGGGAGATAATCCTTTAAAAGAATACTTTACAGACGAAGAAGGTAAAGTAGACATGGAAAAATTAAAAACAAATGTATTTTTTGGAAATTCTGCATGGATAGGTGGTGTAGCGGAAGAAGATAGAGACGGTGTAATAAATCTTAGAGATGAGTTAAGAGAAGTTCAAAAAAATGTTGAAGATAAAACTGAAGAAATAAATAAACAATTTAAACAGATTATTAAAGACATGGTTAGAACTGAGCCTCAAGCTCAGATAATAGATCTATCAGATACGCAAGCAGGTAAAACAAACATAGCAGCAAAAACTATATTAAGTAATCCTGATTTAGCTGTAGAAGTGTATCAAATTTTAGAGGGTAATAAAATTGAAAGGCTTAATTCTAAGCAAATGGCAAATATATATGACGAAGATAGTAGCGCAGTAATAACTGGTTATCAAAGATACCCTCAAACAGAAGCGTCAGGTACGTTTAGAACTTTAAATATAGAGCATAAAAAAGGTAGAAATAATAATGTAAATACAAAATCATATAAAGTAAAAATGCCTGAAGAGCAATTCCAATCAATGTTTACTCAAGGAGAGCTTAATATTCAAGAGGGTGTTGACGAAAAGTATTTAGATTATAAAGGTATAGATGCAGAACCAGTGTCAAGAATAGCTGCAGCACCTATAACAGGTATGCATTCTGTTTTACCTCAAATAGAAGACAGTATTGAAGCGGCTATAGATGAAGAATCTATTACAGGTAATGCAGATGTTTCTGCTAGAATTGTAAAAGAAACTGTAGGGTTGCGTATAGAAGTACAAGTAATAACAGAAGATGGCGTTAAACTTGATGTTGTAGAAAATGTACCAACTAGATCAGTAGCAGGAAAATACATAAGCACTTTGCCTCAAATACTGTTAAAACAATATTTAGAAGATAAAAAAAATAAAGTATCTTTGGAAAAATAAAATAATTATATATGATACAACCCAAGAAGTCGGGAAAAAGAAATATAGCCGAGAGCTACAACCGACAATTTAGTGAAATGGGCCCGTTAGAAAGAGGTTTATTAAAATTAAGAATAGAAAGTCAAGATCAATTACCTGAAATTCCTTACACTTTTAGTCAAGATCAGCTGAATTCTTTTAAAGATGAAGGCCTTTCACCAAGTTTATACGCAGACATGGATAGACTCCTTGGACAAAGCCAATCAGGTTTTGATCGAGGATTTAATGTTTTTGCTAGAGGTTTAGCTAAGACTGTACCTGCATTCTTAGAGCCTATTGGGTATGGTGTAGATTATGTATCTAATTATGTTATTGGAGACATTCAGGAAGGTGAAGAAGATTTTAGAAATAATTTTAATGATTATCTTAAAAGTATTGAAGAAGATATAGATGCAGCTTTACCAGTATACAAAGGAGATATAGAAGACGAACCAACTCCTTTGAGTTCAGGATGGTGGGTCAATAATGGAGATCAAGTGATAAGATCTTTAGGTTACTACCCTTACGGTATGATAGCTGGTAGACTATTAGGGTCTGCAACTAGCTTTGCTTTAAGTAGGACAGCGCAATCACTTAATGCAACTAAAACTGCAGCGCAACTTGCAAATCAAGGTAAAAATATAGAAAGAATTAGTAGAGGAACTTCCGCTGCATTCACGGGTATTACACAAAATTATTATGAACACATGCACTCTGCAGGAAATGTATTTGCAGAGAATAAAGCAGAGTACGTTAAGATATTTAGAAACTTAGACCCAGATGCAAGTGACGAAGAAATAGATAAAAGAGCTAGAATAAAAGCAGGGGCCGACGCTGCTAATGTAGTTACACAAGGTAGATGGAATTTGTTATTTGAAATCCCTACTAACTATATGTTATTCAGAAGCCCTTCTACTACAAGAGCGTTATCTGGAATAGCATCATCAGGTGCTAAAAAAACAGCACAAAGAGCTGCAATAGGAACGCTAGAACCTCTACAAGAATACAGTGAAGAAGTTTGGACTGGGTACTTAGAAAAAGAAGGAGCTAGACAAGTGGGTATAGAAAAAGGATACTATGAAAACGATTACTCTACAGGAGTAGATCGATGGGCTGAACATGCTATGTCTTATGAAGGTGTAACTGAAGGTTTATCAGGTCTTATTGGGGGTGGTATGTTTAGTGCATATTCTTTAGCTTTTACTGACGGTAAAGCAAGACGTGTAAAGCTTGAACAAGAGAAAGCTAACGCTGCTTTTGCTAACGATACAAAAAAATACAATGATTTAAATGAAGTAGCTCTCTTTGAAACTTTTAGAGCCAATGCTCAAAAAGGTACATACGAAAGTATGATTAAGAATTTTGAAGATGTAAAGAATATGTCTGCAGAAGATGCAGATAAAAGAGGTATGGATGCTGACTATAAAGAGAAAGCACAACGCGCTATAGATAAAGCTCTAGAATATGAGCAAGAGTATAACGCTAACATATACTTATTTAATGACCCTGTTAGAGCAGAAATACTTACAAGAAGTAAGTATGTACAAAACTTATTAAACGATGAGGTAGAGCAAGCTAATACATCTCTTTCGGAGGCTGGCGTAGAAGTTAGTAAGTATTTAAATGCTAAAGGATCTCCTGCAGAACTTAATGAAGCTATAGAATTAAGCACTAAAGTAGAAGCTTATAATGTTGCTATAGATAAACTTACAGAAGAGTACAACGAGTTATCTAAAGACATTAAGAATAATAAAGATCGTACTTTAGATAAAGGAGAGAACGGTGCAGACATTAAGGCTAGAATAGAAGACATTCAGTCTAAGAGAGATGCAGCTGTTAAACAAAGAGATAAAGTAATAGATAATTTACCTGAGTCTGCAACTCAAGAGCAGTTAAACACTATTATAGACGAAGGATTTAAACCTGGCAATCCTTTGTACCAAAAAACTTTAGCAGAGTACAATGTAATAGATGCAAACTCTAGATACGCTAAAGAAGTTGATAGGTATACAGAATTTAAAAACAACCCTTCTAAGCTTAAGAAAGAAGCAAATAACATAACAAAAAGAGCTAAAAAAGTAGAAAAAGCTCAGAAATCTAATCGTAAAAAGCAAAAAGCAGAGGAAAAAGCTGCAAATATTAAAAAGAAAGTTGAAGCTAAAAAACAAAAAGCTACTTCTAATAAAGTAGAAGGAGAAGATAGTACATCTAAAAATATACAAGCAAAAGAAGAAGCTCAAGTTAATTTAGATGATATATTAAAAAGTGGTGAGCAAGCTCCTGAAGAAATTAAACTAGAAGGAGAAGCACCTAATGTAGATGAGCAATTAAATAAAGTTATTAGCCAAGGAGATATAGAATCTATGGAGGCGTACCAAGCTATGCTTGAAGGCCAGTTATCTCCAGAGCAAGAGGCTGCACTGCAGGAATCTATACAAAATAAAAAAACTAACAAAGAAACAGCTAAAAAGAATAAAGTAGAGGAGAACTCTAATACTGCTGAAGTAGCATCTGCAGCTGTAAACGACAAAACGATAGGAGAAAACTCTGAAGGCGATAGACAAGTTAAAAACTTTAATTACCAAAAGAATGAAGACGGTTCTATACCTTATGAGGCTCAAAGTGGATTAACAGAAGAGCAAGATAAAAAACAGCTTACAAAAGAAACTAAAGATTCTGTACCTAACAATCCTAAAACTAGAATAGGTATTAGAACTAAACAGATAATAGATGGGGCTAATGCAATGGCATATCTAGCTGTAGACTATGTATCTAAATTAATTAACACTCCTAGTGGAGAAATATTTGTAAGACAAACAGCCTCTAAAGATAAAACTAAAACATTAGTTCCTGAAGTAGAGTCTCCAAACTTTTTACAAAAAGGTGCTCCTATAACTTTACGTACAGTTAAACCAGGCTCTAAAGGTGTTAGGTATGTGTATGATAATTTAGGTATGCCTAAAGAAATTACTTGGCAATACTCTGACTTTGTGCAAGAGGCTATCGGAGCAATACCTGCAGAAATAAATGCAAACGAAATACCTATAGAAATTGTAGCTACCGTACAAGGTGAAGAAAAAGTTATAGGTTATGTGCACGACACTAATTGGGTAGATGCGCAATTAGCTACAGGTCAAGCACGTAATGTTGTAGAAGAAATAAAAGATCAAAAAGGAAGCTTTGATAACTGGAGTTACCAAAAAGCAGAGATACGAAGTTTAAGAAAAAATATTATAGATGCAGGAGGAGAAGTTACAACTACTATAAGTGAGGTAGCTTCAGGTACTCCGTTTTTAAATGTTGTATTTGCAGAAGATGGTACTCCTACAGGTAAAACTGAATGGGAAGGAGTTAAAAGTTTAATGCCTGGTTGGAGAGATTTATCCATAGCTTTTAGAAAAGTAGGTGGATGGAGAACTAATTCTTCTGACAGAGTTGACGACTTTATTATAAACGATAAAGAATACAGTGACGGTAGAATAGGTTTAGTACTACCCACTAAAAAGAAAGGAGAGTCTTTTGTAGCTCCTTTATGGACTAAGCCATTAAACACTTCGCAAATAAATACAATTATGTATGCTGCGACTGCATTAGAAAACCCTGCTACAGCTAAAAGTATATCTGATGCATTAGGGTTTGATTTTAGTAAGAAAAATGCTTCTGCGTTATATACTTTTGTAAATAGAATAGCTTACACAAATAGCTTTGAGTTTGATCCTAAAAAACCAAACGAAACAGTGTACTTTGATGTTAACCCTAAGAACAATGCTATTATGATAGCTACTGAAGGGAATAGAGTTATCTATACAAATAAACCAGATAGTATACCAGCTAACTTAGATATTACTAAATCAAAAGTACTACCTATCCAAGGTAACGAAGCTGCTGTTAGAAAAATACTACAAACAGTGTTGCCGTCATTGAACATTAACAAAGCTAACGTAAATGAAAGCTATACAGATATTGCAATAGCAGAAGACGGAACTGTAACTCCTAAGAAATACGAATCTTATAATGAGTATGCATTTGAGCTTGTACAAACAAATATAAATGGTACTAATAGCTTTACTGACGCTAATGGGCAGCAAGAGTATGTATATATTAATCAGCCTGTAATACAGTTTAGTAAGGACTTTAAATCAGCAAGCAAGCCTAAGCCTGTAGCTAAAAAAGAATCTGTTAAGCCAAATCAAGTATCTTCTACATCTGGATTAACTATGCCTTTTGATTTGAATACTGAAGGACAAAAGACAATGGAAAGCTTCTTAAATCAAAAAATAAAAAAGTTTAACATTAGTCCTGGAAAAAATTTACAAATACAACTTGATAATATTTATAATAAAGACTTAGGAATACTTTTAACTGGCGGTCCAAATACAGAGATTAATGATTTTAATAGTGCTGCATTTCGAGCAAATTGGATTATGTTTGATTCCCAACTGCCAGGCCATCAAAAAATTCTAGATACTTTTACAAAAGAAGTAGAAGAAAAAGAAAAATTACCACTTAAAGATTTAATAGCTAAGTATCCTGAACTTGTCACTGCTTTAAATTATGTTTTTAAAGATATAAGTCCAAGATTAAAACAAGAAGGCGTTGTTCCAAGTAAAAAAGAATCTCCTAAGCCAAATCAGGTATCAATTAGTTCAGAAAAAGCTGAGATTGAAAGATTAAAGCAAGAGATAGAAGAAATAGAAAATATGCCTGTTTCTGATAAACCAAATATAACTGGGCCAGGAGAAAGGGGCTATCCAGGAAGTCTACAGGATGAAATTTATATAAAACAAATAAATGCAAAGAAGAAAAGAATTAAAGAATTAAGTAATCCTGAATTTAAGAAAAAAGAAAACTTTGCTAAAGAACAAGGATTTACTGATTGGAAACATGTTATTAATAGTTTAAATAAACGAGAAGGTAAATCTAGCGGAACTTTAAGAACTGTAGATAGATTTTTAAAGTTAACAGAAGCTGATATATTGCAACTTGCTTCGCAGAGTGAATCAGTTAAAGCTGCTAAAGCTCTAAGTAAAAAAGAATCTATCAGCTCAAATCAGGTAATAAATATATACGCAGGAACAAACGAAAATACAGAGCTAAGTAACTTTGCAGAAAGAAAAATAAGAATAGAAGGAGGCAGTGTTAGAGGGGTGTATGACGCTTCTTTTAGAACACCAGAAGGAGCTTTTCAAGCTACAAAAATAGAATATACTACTCCTGGGTTATATACTACAATAGAGCCATTTTCAAAACTTAACGAAAAAGGTAAAAAGTTAGTAAAAAAATTACAAAATGCTACAGGAGCTGAAGCTAAAAGGCTAGGAAAACAAATAGAAGGTTTAAATACTGCTAACTGGGACGAAAGGTCTGAAGGTGTTATGGAAGATATACTATTTTGGTCTTTTGAACAAAATCCTGACGCAGAACAAAAGCTTCTTGCTACAGGCAATGCTACTCTTACGCACACTCAAGACAAAAGTAAGTGGGGAAAACTCTTCCCAAAAATCTTAATGGAAATAAGAAAGGATCTACAAGACATCCAGGCATATCATAAAGAGCTGCTTGAAAAAGATCCTGCAGAACTAAAAGAATATGAAAAAAGTATAGTTAAAGGTCTACGTAAAGAATATGGGCTACGTGAAAAAGATTCTAAGGAGTCAAATCAGCTAGATCCTAATACTTTATTCCAAGACTTAATAGACGATGCAGATTATGACTTAAGTTTTAGTTTAGTCCCACAAGAAGGTGCAGCTCAACCTGAAATACCTTTTGAAGCTGCAGAAGAAGAATTAAAAGTTGATAATAAAATATCTAGTAGGTTAGAGCCTTTATTTATTGACTTTGCTAATATAGATTTCAACAGACAAAAAGAAATATTAAATTTTACCACTTATCACGTAACTAAAGACTTTTTAGCAGACGAAAACATAAGTGTAGACAAAGCATTAGAAAATGCTAAAAATGTATTTGTAAAAGTTAAGAATTTACCAAATTTTGACACTCTTCCTGAAATAATGCGAAGGGATATAAGTATAATTATAGATAAATGGGATAAAGTTTCTGAACTTACAAAAGAGCAGTTAAAGTCTACAATGAACATTAAAGAAGGTTCTAGAGGTAATAAAAAAGATCTAGAAAAAAATAACTTTAATGATGAAGCTAGATGGCAGTCTAACCCTAAAAAGAAAGCTTCTGAGCGTATAAAAATTAAAATGTCTCAGATAGTTAAAAGAAACAGAGACGGTAGCTTAAAACTTAATTATTTAAAACTACCTACTTTTTATACTTTTGATGAAGTTTGGGGTAATATAAAAGGAATATTAAGTGAGTCATTGCCTAATATAGACTCAATGTTGCAACAGCTTAATGATAAAAGCGATACTAACCCTATGTACAGAGAAATTGCTAAGTATATAAATAGCAAATTAACTGAACAAGAAAAAAGTGAGTTTGTTTCTGAGTTTGCAAACGCCTATATATCTCAAAGAGTTACTATGTTCTCTAAAGACAAAAATGGTAATTTTAAAGCAGAGATTATAGATTCTGCAGCTAATAAAGAAAGTAACGTAATTAAAGACAGGTGGCTTACAGAACAATTTAGTAATCCAAATTTAGTAAAATTCTCGGAAGATGGAGAAGCTTATATTGACTCTGATTATGTTGCATCTGTAGAAAAAAACTATAGAGAGCAATACGATAAAATATCTAAGGATTCTAAATATAAAAGTATATTAGAAAAGAATTCTTCTGATGAAATGGCAGATTTAGTGCACAGCACGTTAACTAGTTTGTCTATCACAGTGCCGCCAGAAGCTATAAAGTATATGGCCACACCTGTACAAGGAACTAATAGAACTATTGGTGACGAAGTACTTGACCAAGCGTGGGGATTTGCAGTAGACCCTAAAAGTAGATTAGGATTAATGGGGCTTATATTTAGTGCTTATAAAAATAATGCACCTAAAAAAGAGGATGTTAAATACGATCCAGAAGTTCAAGACAATGCAAAACCTTTATTTAAGAACAACCCTTTAAAAGGAGGTAATTTCCAAGGTATCATACTAAAACTAGCAGAAGTAACTGCTAAATTTGGTGACCCTATATACTCTATATCTTATAGAGATGGAGAAGGTAAAACTGTATACCCATATAATGGAACTACGTCTATGCACGTACTTTTAAAATTATATGAGAATTACGATAATGATGATATAGCAAAAAGTTTAGTAGACGGAATGATGTCTACACATATGGGGTCTGTAAGTAGATTACTTCCTAAGATTATTAAAAATAAAAATGTTCTTAAGGTTCTTTACGCAGATGCATTAAAAGATAAGTTTGGTAATGAGAATTCTGCATCTAAAAGAAAACACCAAGGTATATTACAGCAAGATTTAAATTCTTGTTGGTTATTCCAAAATTCTAATAAAAAGAAGGCACTTTTCTTTGGTGTAACTAAAGCTGACCGTGGTATATCAGAACTTATAGAGCATGATAAGATAAACTTTAAGGATCAGGTTATTGTAGAAAATGGTGTAGCCACTAAAATTCTAAAAACTGCAGAAGATTACTTGTATAGCTATGCTATGGGAGAAATAAAAAGAATCTACAGCACACAAAGTAAAATACAATCTGACCCTGAGTATTTACAAAAAACTAAATACAGAGAAGGTTCACAGTATTTCCACTTTTTCTCTTTTTTAAACAAGCATGAGCTAGATAAAACTTTTGAAGAACAAGAGGTAAATCAAGTTTACCCTTCAGAAGGTATTGACGGCATTCCAATGCTAGACATTACAAATTCTGAGCCTGTACTAAGAAGAGCAATAAACTTATGGGCTACAAACATTATAAATGAGTCTGTAGAGCAATGGAATGAGCTTGGAATAGTAGAAGAGAGTAAAACTAAACTAGACTCAGGGTACATGGATTCTTTAGGTAAAGAAAGAAGTGTAGAAGATAAAGCAGTGGTTGCTGCAGGAGATCTAGAATTGAATTACATTATATCTAATATAGAGCAACAAATATTATTTGGTGGAGATTTAGCAGAAGCTTACAATGGTAAAGGGTCTACAGCAGCTGCAAAAATAGCTTCTGGTAGAACTAATTACCAAAAACGTTTAATAGGTTCTGATGCACCTAAAACTCAAGGTAACTACACTAAAAGAGAGTATTCGGCAGTTACATTTAACGATAGGTTATCATTTTCTGAAAACTACAAATATTACGACAAACTATTTGGAGGTAACAGCCCTTATGGTAGCCCTACAAATAAATCTATAGAAAGTACAGATGCATTAGAACTTACTACAGTGCAAGAGCACATAGATATGTTAGAATACTTTGGGCAAATATCCACTGAAATGCATACATCTATATCTAAAAAAATAGATAATGCTATAAAAGACAAAAACAACAGCACTAATTACTACGAGCTAACGGAGCAAGAAATGGCTTTTGCTCTTAAACCTGTAAAACCACAATACGATTTTATGCACCCAGATCCTTCTACAGGAAGACTTTCTAGAGTGTATAGAAAATCAATGTCTCTGCCAATGCTACCTGATATGACTAGCGATATGCAACTAGACAACATACGTATTGCTATGGAAAACACAGGAGTGCAAAGAACAGGGCATGCAACTTCAGATAAATTATCTCCGTTTAGTAGAATGAATGCTTATGATTCTGATGGAAATGTATTGTCTGTAGAAAAATTAATGGAAGGTATGAAATCTTCTAAATTTACTTTATTTAGAGATGGTTTAGGTATCCAACAAGAGAAAAACGTTAAAGACAGTCAGCTTATAAAAGTTTCTACGCAGAAACTTAAAGTAATGTTTACAGGTCTATTAGAAGAAGAGTTTACTATTGATGAAGAAACTAAAACTGGTGAAGAAGCTAGAGCTCGTAAACAAGAGATTATAAGTCAAATCTATAAAATAAAACACGATAAGTTTCTTAAAAAATACGGTAATATAGTAGAAAATGCAGACACTGAAACATTAGCAGTACAAGGAAGTGAAATACAGCTAAGCAAATTAGTGGAGGCCTTAAAAGAAGAGGCAAAAGCTAGAAATTGGAGTATTAATGATGTATTTTCTTTAGATTTAAAAGAAGATGGTTCAGGAACTATTGTACCCTTACCATTTATACAATCTAGAAAAATGCTAGAAGGTTTGATGCTTAGTATTGTAAATAAAATAACTGACATTAAAATGCCAGGTATTACATTTGTACAGTCTTCATCTGCAGGGTTTAAGGCTACAGGAGCTTGGTCTGAGCTAAAAGGAAATATGCGTAATCAGCTTATAACAACTACAAGCTTTGACGAGTCTAAAGGGTTGCAAGGCCCTAGATGGGATGCAGAAAAAAATGAAGTTATTCCTGGCCAAGTTATGGTTAAGTTTTTCTATAAAGACGAAGATGGTAACGAGCTAGATATACAAGCAAAAGATAGTAAAGATAATTACATATTCTTATTTGAAAAGAATGGTTGATTATTTTTAAATCCTAACAAAGTACCTAAAGAAGTTAGACAGCTTATAGGTTATCGTATACCTTATCAAAATATAGGTTCTGAAATGCCATTAGAAATTGTAGGTTTCCTACCTTCTAACATGGAATTAACAGTGATAGTTCCTGATGAAATGCTTCCGCAGATGGGTAGTGATTTTGATGTCGATACTCTTAATACTTTAATGTCTCAATATATCGTTAATAAAAACGAGAACGGAGAGGTGAAAGGAGTTTATAGGAGAGATAGGAAAAAATACCCTAATAAATTTACAGATGAAAACTTATTATTAGATGAGTTAAGAGACATATTCTGGACTGTACTTACAACTAATAAAAAATCTTTTGATATGATGTCAAAAGGTATTGATGATCCTGCATTAGAAAACATAGCAGATGATGTCGATTCTATACTAAATAAAAATACTAGAACTAGAACTGCAATATCTAGAATAGATCAGATAAAAGATAATATTTCTCAAAGAGCAGGACAAGTGTTAATTGGGCCTGGAGCGCAAGCCAACACCCTTAATGCTATAATGGAAGGAATGAATATCTATTTAGTAGAAATGAAGAAAAAGAAGCAAATAAAAAGATATTTGCGAGGATTCTACGGAGAAAATAAAAATAAAAAAGGTGAGTACTTTAAAGAGCTGAGGTTTAGCAATTTATCTAATCAAAACGAAACAGTTTACTACGAAAATGATGTAAAGAAAACTAGAACGTCTTCAGATGTAATTAATATTACAATGAATGCCGCTATTGATAATGCAAATAAACCTACTCTAGGTAAGCTATACTTTACTATGGATACTTTACCTACAGCGCTATTTATGGCTCAAGGAGGTATAAACATAGAAAATATTGGCTATATGTTCCCTCAAGAAATAATGAGGGATTATACAAGAGAGTTAGAAAAAATAGTTCCTGGGCTGTCAGATAAAAATGTGTTCGACAGAAAAGCAGAGGCAGTCAAAATTGTGCAGTCAAAATATCAAGAGCTATCAGACGTTGCTAATGTTAAAGAAATAGATTCTGCTTACGAAGAATATACAGACAAAAGTAATGCAGCGTTTAAAATGTTATTTCAGTCTAAACTACTTAAAAAAGAACTTATAATAGGAGCTCCTAATTCAGGGTTAGAAAAAACAAAAGAATACTATAGAAAACAATTAGTTATTTTTGAGCAGTTTTTAAAGTTTGAAGAAGACTCTAATAGACTTAACAAGCCTAGAAAAGCAGTTAATGACCCTTCAGTAAAAGGATTAGGATCTACAATGGCTTCTGCAAAAAGTTACATTAATAGATTTGAAGTGTTTAAACAAGACAAAGCATCTGATGAAGCGGCAGCTAGACTAACTGGTCTTTCTGGATTGGCAAACACTGAATATGCTAATCTTGCTAAATACTTAGAGAGCGCATTTAATTTATTTGCAAATGTGTACCCTGTAAGCTCAGACTTTATGTCTAATTTTGAAGAAGTATTCTTAAACAACACAGACTCTACAGAAGTATCTGAAAATGTTATGTCCACTATATTTGACGCAGTAGTTGCTAATGGGTGGAGCTATGCTATAGAGCAAGTGTTTGTTAGAGAAACACAAGAAGCAACTAGTTTGTATGAATTACGTAGAAAATTATTTGTAGAAGACAATAATATAGCTGTACAAACTATTGAAGCTCAAAAAACAGATTGGGGTAAAACTAATGAGTTTGTTATGGCGCTTAAACCTGTACTGTCTACAAACAAAAATAAAGGTAAATCAGCAGTAACTGTTGACTGGTCCAGTAATATTGAAAACTTAGCTATGCAAAGAGGGTTTACTGCATTACTACTAGGTAGTGTAGAAGCTCAAGAATTTGGTAAAAATTTAATTATAGCAGCATACTTAAACGGAGGTACACAAAAAGCCTCGTCTTACTTAAGTATGATACCATTTGGAGGTATAGAAAAGTTAGGCTTAAATAAGCACTTAAGCAATGACATGTTTAAAAGCGAAGCTATAACAGACACTATAACATACTTAAAACAAGTGTTACAGCATAAGCCTTGGTTAGCTACATCTATTGATATGAAAAATAGTGTAATTAAGAAGTATGCTAAATTTAGAGTAGACCCTAACAAAACTATTACTGGGTTAGTAATGCCTACAATAGAAGAAGCTAATAATTTAGAGGCATTTAGTCCTTTTATATATATAAGTGAAGGGCACACATATTACAAAGAGTTTTTAGTGTACCCTGTAGGAAAAACCTACTATTTATTTTCTCACAAAGGGGAAATTGAAGGAGGAAATTACTACGAAAGAATAGATCTTAAAGGCGATAAGTTTGGTACTGAATACGATTACTCTGGAAACACAGCGTCGTACTTAGAAGAAAACAAAGTAATAAAAACTATTAAAGATCCTATACCTACAGGAATGCCGTCTGTTGGAGTTCCCTGGAATGAAGAACCTTTCCCTGAAGGAGAGCAATTAGGTGTTCCTGAAGAGGTTTTAGTGGGAATGCTAGAAGAGTATGAAAATAGAAAACCTGATTACGAAAATCAATTAGACAATCTTTTAGATAGAATTATTACAGACGGTAAAGAAGGTACTGTAGAATTAGCAAAACTTTTAAAAACTAAAGGTATTTATAAGTCTGTGCCATTTAAAGGTGTTGTATACTCTGACGCAGTAAAACAAAGAAAAAAAGAAGGAGAGCCTACTAAATATATATTAGGTAGCTATAATAACGCAAAGTTTAATATTACAGTATACGAAGGCTCTTTTCAAGCAGCAAAAGCTACTAAGGCATTTAGAGCAGAAACATTTTTACATGAAACTGTGCACTACTTTACAGTAGCTGCTTTAGTGGGAAAGGATACGTCTGTCCATGCAAAGAGATTTAAAAGAGCAATGGATGCTATGCTTGTTAAAGCTAAATCTGAGTTTGAAACAAATCCAACTTATAAGCAAAATAGAACAACTAGAGAAGAAAATAGAAATGCAAGAATTGCTTATGCTTTAACAAACCCTAAAGAGCTTGTAGCAGGTATGGCAGAGAGCAAGTATGTGCAAGAGTTTTTAAATAATATTATATATCAAAAAGATCAAAATCTATTTGAAAAAATTAAAAATCTTATTAAAACATATTACAAAGCTTTAGCTAAACAGTTAGGATTTGATGTTAGAGAGGGTAGCGCTTTAGATGTAGGGCTTAATGAAATGTTAATGTTCTTACAACTGAAAGATGCAGTAGTAGAGGAGCAAATAGCTGAAGAAAACCAAAGAACTCCTGAAAAAGATACAGGAGAGCTTGCAGGAATTCTTGGCGGTGCTACATTAGTTATGGACAGTAACGGAAATCCTACTGGAGAAGTTATAGTTACATCTCCTGAGCAAACGCCTGTAGATAAAGTACAACAAGCTGCACAAGACGTAAAAGAACTTGACAAAATTAAAGTGCAAGAAGAAATTGCTGCAAAAGCTGAAGAAGTTGTTGAGACTGTAGAAGTTGTATCTAGATATACAAATGCTGATGTAAAAGCTAATCCTGATAAGATATATGTATTTGGAGATAACACACAAAGAAAAGGTACAGGAGGACAAGCACAAATTAGAAATAATGAAAATGCTTTTGGAATAGCCACTAAGCTTCAACCTAATAACAGTGCTGCTGCATTTATGTCTGATAATGATTTACAATCTAATAAAGATGTTATTGATTCTGACATAGCTAAAATAAAAGCTGATGGTAGAGAACTAGTGTTTCCTAAAGATGGATTTGGTACGGGTTTAGCAAAACTTAAAGAAAAAGCTCCTCAAACTTATACTTATTTAAAACAAAGGTTATTAGAAGAGTTTAGGTTTAATAATGATACAGGAGCTATTGTAGAAGAAAAGTCTTTCTCTAATGAAGATAGACAAATATTAGAAGAAAGAAGAAATGCTATTGACTATACAGCAGATCAAGAAAAAGCCTTACTTATGGCTTCTGACTTTATAAATAATGATAGCACATCAGAAATGCTTCTTGCAGGGTACGCAGGTACAGGTAAAACTACTATTATAGAAAATATAATAAAGTATGCAGAATCTGTAGGCAAAAATATTATAGTAACTGCTCCTACAAATAAAGCTGCTTTAGTTATAAATCAAAAATTAAAATTAGTGGGGCTACGATCAGTGGAAGCAACCACTAATCACGGATTCTTAACAGGAGAACCTGACGCAGATAGCGGTAGATTTGAGTTAGATTACGATAGATTTGACGATATGGACTTAGAAAATTCTATTCATATAATGGATGAGGCTTCTATGTTAAGTAACGAAATGCTACAAAATTTAAGACAAGTTCAAGATCTAGGTTTAAAAAGTATATATATAGGAGATGGCTTCCAATTACCTCCAGTACTAAGTAAAGGAGATGTAGATCCTAAAATATTTGAAAAAGAATACTCGCATAAAATAGAAATGACTGAAGTTAAAAGACAGGTGCAAGACAATCCTGTATTAACTGTAGCAACTAATATGCGTAATACAAAAAGCATTACAATTCCTTCTGAATCTGTTCCTAACTTTAAAGTTACTAGCACAGTAGATGCACAAACTGCATGGTTAACAGAACTTAAACAGGATAAAGATGTTATAATGATAACTTCTGGTAACCCAGATAGAATAAAAGCAAACAACCAAGCAAGAGCTGTTTTGTTTGGGCCTGATGCTGACATTATAGAAGATGGAGAAATATTAATATCTGTAGCTAACTCTTCAGAAGTAGATGTTATTAGTGAGTTTGGAAAAAAAAGCAATACTGTAGCAAATTCTGAAATTTTAGGTAGAAATAAAGATAAAACATACACTAAACATCCTAAACAACCTGAAAAAGCTGTAATATATATGCCTGCATACACTCCTCAAGGAGAAAAGCAAAGAACTACAGCATTAACAGTTCAAGCAGTGTTAGATGAAAAAGGTAATACGATTATATTATTCCCTGACGCTAAAGATGCCAGCATAGTGCATCAACAAATAAATAAAGTTTTATTTGGTAAAAAGCCTTGGGATAGATTAAAAGACCCTGTGCAAGCACAAGAAACATTAGATTTCTTTGAACCTTTTCTTGTTAAAGCTAAAGTACAAGGAAGAGTACAAAAAGTTGTTCCTAAAAGTGTAATATTAGCGTACTATGGGTATGCTATTACAGGGCATAAATCACAAGGATCTCAGTGGGAGACTGTGTATGTTAATCATAATTGGTCTGGTCAAGGTAAATTTGATCCTACTAGATGGTTATACACAGCAATAACAAGAGCTGAAAAAAATGTAACTTTGATGAAAGCATATCATCATACTACAGCTCCTTTAGCTTCTATACGGAATGCAGTTAATCACCAAGCAGGTCCTGTAGAAAGTAAACAAGTTGTTACGCCTCAAGATCAAAAATCTTATGAATCTGTACTAGAAGTAGCTACTAGATATTTACCTATTTACAATGATTACATTGAAATGCACGGTAAAGATAAAGTTCTGAAAGCTATTAAAAACAATTACGAGACTGTACAAGCATTCCAAGATGAGGTAGATAAACTTATACACGAGTCAGGAGCAACTGATTACTCTATAGTATCTGACTCTATGGATATGCCTGTAAACGCTAAAGGAGAGATTGCAGAGATAATTCAAGGTTTAAACGGTAGAATTAAATCTTTACAGCGTAGAAAAACTTTAGCACTATCTGTAGATAAAAGGATTTATATAGATTCTCAAATAGAGGCATTAAAAGAGGATGTTGAAAGACTAAAAGAAGGGAATAACACATTTGTTATTGAAGATGTAGCTATACGTCAACTAGACTGGGCTAAGAATATTTTAGATAGGCCACAGATCTCTTTACAAGAAATTAAAGATGCTAATAGACTTGTAGATATATGGAGTTTTAAAAACACTAAACACTTATTGTCTGAAGCGCAAGCAGAAGATAAGAACAATCCTACAAGAAAGGTGTTTGCACAAGTAGGAGCTATAGCAGAAGATGTTGGTCTTACGTTAGCAGCTAAAACTAAAAAATGGGTTAAATCTTATGTAGAAAACCAAAGTGGAGAGCCTTTAACAGACGATGACATGGCGTTCTTAAACATGGAAGACGAAGGTTGGTTTAGAGGTAACTTTATAGATGCTGCTGGGTTTACTAGTCCTATTGCAAGAGCAACAGATGGAGCTTTAAAGAGAGTGGCTAGAAACGCAGAAGATGCCACTTTAAATACAGTACTAGAAATACAAAAAAGATTTAAAGATTTAAATAAAGAGCTTGAGTCTTTAGGATTATCCACTGATATATTCTTACAAAAAGATGATGAAGGTAAGCCTACAGGTTATTTTGCTTCTAAGTTTAAAGAATCTTATTATAAAGAAAGACAGAGAATACATGAACTGCACGGAAAGCAGTTAAAAAGTATTATGAGCTCTACTAGACTTACACCTGATCAAATAAAAAGAGAGAGGTATGAATCTTTTGCATCTATGTATGATGCTAAAAATGGAATGGAGATAGCTGTTGACATTAGATTTTGGGTAAAAGATACTCACAGTACTTCAGATGCAAAGTCTAAAAAAGAATACATTGAGTATCTTAATAAAACTATTGGTGAAGGCTCTGCTCAAGATATTATAGGGCAAGCTGAAGATGGTTTAGCTAGATACAATCTAGAAGAAAATGCACACAAAAGAAAAGTGGCTGCCGATTTAGCTGAAGGTGTTATTAAACCAGCTATAGGTATGACATTAACAGAAACTGCAGCAGCTATTCATAAGAGATGGGTTAATAAAAACAACCCTGAATTCTATTTAGAACAAAGATATAATACAACGCCTACAAATATTACATTTGGTACTGCAGGTTATAAATATACTGTGACACACCCTAAAGTTGATATGTATATTAACGAAGAGTTTTCTACAATAGAAAATAACAAAGAATTATCTTCATTCTACGCATTTTACACAGATAAAATGTCTCAATTTAAGAGTTACTTACCTGAAGTAGCAGTGAATGGAATGTCTGAAAACTTCTTCCCTAGTATACAAAAAGATTTATTAGAAGAATATAGCAATAAAGGTATTGTAGCTGCACTTTCTTATTTAGGAAAAGACACTCAACTGTATGGAGCTTTGTTTGCCGATGAAACTTTAGGTTTAAATAGAGAAAATGAAGGCCTAAAAGCAGAGCTTGATGAGAGAGGTGTACCTATATCTAAAGTACCGTTAAGATTCTTAGGATCTGAAGATGTTGCTTTAGAAGACAGAGCATTTGATTTAGAGAGAGTGATGGTTATGTTTGCAGGTATGTCTGTAAATTATAAATTTAAGTCAGAAGCAGAACCTCTTGTAAACATATTGATGCGTACAGTTAGAGAAGCAACTAAGCCTTACTTAGATTCTTCAGGTAAAAAAATTAAACGTTGGGGTACAAATAAAAATATAACTATCAAGTCTGGGCCCCAAGTAATACAAGAAGCTTTAGATTATAGTGAGCAAGCTATTATGTATGGAAGATCTAGAGAGCAAGTAGGTAAAACTTCTTTAGAGCTACCTGGAAGTCTAAGTACAGACATGAGAGCTAGATATAGAAAAGCTAAAGATCTTAAAAAAGAATACGATCAGTTAAATGATGATTTAGTGGACGGTAAAATAACTCAAGCACAATTTAACGCTGAAGCAGAGTTATTAGAAAATGATTTTAAAGAATTAGATATTAAAGCATTTAGTTTCCACAAATTAATTAGAGGATTTATTAGCTACACACAACTTAAAGGATTAGGTTGGAATGCATCTGCAGGTATAGCTAACGTTGGGTTTGGTATGCTAGCATCTGTAGTTCACGCATCTGGTGAAGAAGATTTTACTAGTGGACAGCTTGCAGAGTCTTTAGCTATTATGTTACGATCTGCAACTAATACTTCTGCAAGTAAAGCAGGAGCTATAATGAAGAGAATGAATGTTCTTTTTGAAATGCGAGATATAACTTATGGTAAAGGAGATGTAAGAGGTAAAAAGAAATTTAAATTTCTAGGTAAGCTTAGTCCTATGTACATACAACAGTCTACAGAATTTATTGTGCAAGGTATGGGAGCTGTAGCTAAAATGATTAACACTCCTGTTACAGATCTACAAGGTAATGTTAGAAATTTATATGAAGCATTTAATGCAGACGGTACTTGGAATGTAAATGAGTTTGGATACCAAAAAGAATGGGATTTCAATAATTTAGGAGCAACCACTAAAAATTCATACACTAAGTTTAGAGATGCTACTATTGAGATGAATAAAAAACTCCATGGTAACTACGACCCTAACTCTCTTACAAAGATAAAAAGTAAAGACATTAATCTTTTGTTTACAATGTTTAGAACATGGGCCTTTGAAGGGTTTAACGCGAGGTATAGTAAAAAAGTGTGGAATGACCAATTAGGTAGATACACAAAAGGTAGATATAATAGTATTTTTGATGTAGGAATAAAATCTTCTTCTAAAATATTAATGAAACTACTAATGAAGAGAGTTACAAGACAATCTTCTGAAAGCATACTTAGTGGTGTAGATGACAATATAGATGCAATAAACTTAAAGAAAACTTTATCTGCAATAAAAGTGCAGGCAACTATTCTTGCTTTAGGTATTATGCTTAAGAGTTTAGCAGAAGGGACTGATGATGACGATCCAATTGAACCATTATTAATGGCTTCTATAAATATACTATACAGAGTAGAGCAAGATTTAAGTTACTATAGAAGTCCCACTACATTTATTAGTGTATTCAAGGACCCTACACCAGCTTTAAAAACTATATTTGATTTTACAAGAGCTGTAGATGGTACACAAAGATACATGCTAAAAGATAATTACAGAGGAGATCATCCTTTACATAAATGGGCTAAAGTATTCCCGTTCACTAATCAGATATATAAGTGGACAGTTATTACAGAGAAAGATTTAGATACATCCTACGGAATGTCCGATTGGATAGAGCAAGAATATTTTAATGAAGATGAATAAATGAAACTAGGCTTTGGATTAACATGGGCAAAAGGTATAGTATTTGGTGTAAGGCACTTCCAACCAGAAGAGCATGCACCTTACTATGAAATACAATTTTTTTTAGGATTAATACAAATTTTTATAATTATAGATTATGGCAACACTGACAGTGACTTTAACTGAAGCTGTCTCTTTGGGAGACGGCAGTACTGATAGAGGTACAACTAACATACAAACTATTCCTAATATAGATGAGGTAGATCACAGAATAATGGATATTCCAACATCTTGGGTAGACATTATTAAATTTGATGCTGCTAATTCCGCAGGTACATTTGCAGATGGTACAGTAAAGTATCTACGCATTACAAACTTAGGAGCAACTAACTACGTTAATTTAAGAATTCGTACTGCTGCTTCTGAGTATTTTGTAAAAGTAGAATTAGAAGATCATTTTATACTAGGTAACAACTCTATGGACGCTGAGTCTGGAGATGCTTTTGGTAGTGATGTATCTTTAGCTAACATTGATGCAATAGCCGCTAAAGCTGACACTGCATCTGTTCGCATAGAATACTTTATAGCCTCTGTAAGCTAATAGAAAATGAAAGTAAATAAAAAATAGTTAAAGAAATAAAAAGAGGGGGATTTCTCCCCCTCCGTTATTTCCTCACAAGTACAACAACAACAAGTTAACAACAACACAAAAACTTGTGAGGATTAACATTATTATTGAAGTAATGAGTCAGCAACAGCTCTACGCTCTGCTAATTCTTTTTCAATTTCATTTATTACATCTCGCTTAGACTCTTCATAGTTTACTATATCGTCTTCCATAGTAGAATGGTCAAACGAAGCATAATCAGATTCTAAATAAATGTCAGAATTCTCGCCATTAGTAATAGCAATAGGATAATACTCGCAAGTACGCATCTTAGTATTGTTATAATCAGCAGGAACTGCTACAACATTACGAGGACTTACTAGCACTTCTAGTATTACACCTCCACTATAGCCAAAGTCATGTACATACTCCATAGAACCTACATGTAAACCTGCAGAGCAAGTTACTTCAGGATCAGAGTCACATTCTTCTCTTGGCATTGTAATAGGCTCACCAACTTTAACTGTCATACCATGTGCACCTGAGTGATACGGTTTGAAAGTCATAGACTGGTTAAGAGTTTCTTCAATACGCTCACCTGTGTTTTCATCGTAGCGAATGCTTACAACTTCCTCACCTGTTTCTGCGTCATACTTACGAGCAACTTTCACTGCTTTGTAAGCTAAGAAATAACCCTTATCAGTTATTGGATGGCCATTGTGTTCTAAGAAGCCAAACAACTGCTGTCTAACGCCTTTATCAGGGTTAAGCAGTGTGTTCTTCCAGAAGTTAACTAGAGCTTCTACATTCAAACCTTTGTCGATATACTCCAAAAGCTTTTTAGCAAGAAACTCAGGTATTGGGTCACTTGTACCTTTAAGATACATAGAAGAGTTCCCATCAAATTCAAACCGACCATCGGAATTAAATTCAATTTTCTTTGCAGGATTGCAAAGTTCTTCTATCTTTGTAACAATATCTTCTCTCTCAGTTAGAATATTACACGAATTGTATTGCTTTACGAGAGCAATAACTAGTTCAGCATCAGGAGAATCCTTTCGGATTCTCTTGTGCTTTCCATCAATAATTACTGTAACGTCGTTTGGCGTTACTTTAGCTACTAAGTAATTCATCTTTTTGATTTTTAGCTGTTAATGTTAATTTAATTTGTTGAGTGTCAGGCATTTTGCCCTTTAAAGATAAGAAATCTTCAATTGATTTCCTAGAGTTTGAGCTAAACTCTACATAGTTTAAAAGATCTAAACCTTGTGAGTATTCCACCACTTCTTCTAGCTTATCTACTAGTTCCATGTCGTATCTAACAGTGTCTGGAATATCTAGTTTCATGATTTCTTCTACAACAGGCTGTATATCATCTTCACAACGCCAACATCCGTTGGTATTGCTTTTATAAAAGTTATTTAGACTATAAAATTTATTATTTAAATCTTTGTCATAAAGTTCAAAATAACGTAAAAATCTAATTTTTTCTATAAATTTACCAATATATTGCGCAGTAGCAAATCTCTGCAAGTGTGTAGAATCTTTCATAAACTCATGTGCTGTTATAAATCCATCAAGGTTTGCAAATTGCTTTGCAACATCTTTAGATACTTTTAATACTCTGTAATATGAGTCAAATTTGTATGTATAATTGTAGTTGCTATCATAAAAATCTCTACTACTACCTAAAACTTTGACAACTTTCTCAAGCTCATCAAGATCCTTTGTTTCAGCATAAACTATAGCTTTAAGTTTAGGATCTCCTTCTTCGGGGTGCAACATTACCTGCAAATCTGAAATTTTATACTCTTGGTTAGTGTACTTAATTGTAGTTTCATAACCATCAGCTTTAAATTCAGCATTACGAGCAAACACCATCTTATTTACTTTACGACGAGTCTTGTTATCAACTACATCTCCCATAAGTTCGCTGTCTAGTTCAGTTTCTTCTACATCTGAGTATTTAATCATACTTGAAGATTTACCTAACAGTCTACATACAGTGTTAAATGTTGCAGTTTTCTCATAAGAAGGTCTAGGGTCATTTAAATTAAGTTTAGTATCTAAAGTCCTTTCTCCTATTTTAACAGCATCAACTTTAAAAGCTACAAATTCTCCTACACTATTTATAAGAGTGTAATCTTTATTTTTACTAAAGTTACTGTCTACATAATAGAAATTAGTTTTGCCGTCTAAAGCTGAAAACAAATCATACCAAGAGTTACACTCTTTTTTGTAAATTGTTTCTCCACCTATAGCACCTTTATTACTAACTAGCTTGCAATGATAAAAACTAATGCCATCAAACACTTTATGAAAAGCCCCTGTATCGTTAGTATTCTTATCGCAACTTAGTTTAGGAAATGGAACAAAAGGTACATCATAATAACCTACTCCTGCAATATCTGATTTTACTGCATTAGGGTCATCACTTGTCATCCTTCTCCAAGTACTATGTCCTTGCCCTAAAACGCTAATAACTCTCAAATATTCACCAAAATCAGTGATATTTTCGTACTTTTTGTTAATTTGTTGCTTAAATTGCTCTAAAACAGATTTTAATTTATCTTGAATAAGAGATATAGTTTTAGATGTATATCGTAACTCCTCACGAGAAGGAACTAAGTCTAAAACACCGATATTAAATTTAATACCAACACTACCTCTAAAATCAGATTCAGTAAAATCATCTAACATATTCCAGTTAAGTGGATACACTACTTTACCAACAAGTAGAAAAGGTTCTCTACCGTCGTTAGTTATAATGTAATCGTCAGTTTCTTCAGTAACTTTGTAAGAGGAATCGCCTGAAGTATAATAGTTATTTACTTTCCCTATAGATTCTACAACATTCTTGAATACAAGATTGTCAAAGAAACATAGTTGAGTTGCAATAGACTCTTTAAAAGATCTTCTATCATAACTATCTTTAATAGGAACAATTACGGTGCTACCGTTTTGTTGATCTGTACTTGCTTGGTGCACTTGATCCATATGTGGGACATTGTCGTTGTTACGATATATCATATAATATGTTTCAGTACCATTGTGTCTACTAGACACATAGAAAGTATCTGAATAAGCTAAAGGTGATTTAGCACCTAAGCCAAAGCCGCCAATCTCATAGTTGTTGTCTCTCTTAGTAGAAGCACCGAATGTAGTAAATACATTAGCAACTCTATCTTGCGAAAGACCGCAACCATAATCATGGAACATAATACACTCCTCTATTCCTAGAATTGTGTTCTTCTCTACGTATTCGATGCAAACCGTTTGCTTCTTAGACCAGAAAGACTTGTCATCTTCTGCTTCCATTGGAATCTTACCCTCTAACTTAAGGTTCCGCTCGCGGTTTGCATCTATACAATTTGAAGTGATCTCACGGACAATCGAACCAATAGGGTCCGAGTATAAATTAATCAGGCTATCCATAATGATAGCCTGTGATCCGTCCGTTATTTTAAACTTGTGTTGTTTCTGCACGCCAATTACTTCATCGACGTGGTGTTGTTGTTGTAGTTTCATTTAAATTTTCTTTTTACGTTTAGTGTATTTTTCAGTTTTCATATCTGGTATAGACGAAACCTCCATGTCTTCAGGAATTTCAACGTCAAGCTTCTCCTCCCACTCTTCCCTTATATCTGCGTGTTTAAATAAAACTTTTGCTACCCTATGGTCTGCAGAAGTTATATTATGGAATTTAAAGATTTGTATTTTATAATCTTGAGGCAATTCAGAGTATTTACCTGCTCTATATAAATCATACACGTCCTGATAATCTTCAGGCACATTAAATATAAACATAACATGTGTTTTGTTAGGGTCATATTTAGTATGAAATAGCTCAGACTTCTCTAAAGTCTCTTCATATAAAATAAAATCTTTAGTTCCATGAAATTTATATAATAAGAATATGTGATTTGTAAGTTCTGGAAAATTAACATCCCCTACATAAGCATTGACTAGATTACGTTTCCTAACATTTACAAAATACGCCATTAAAGGAAGTATATACGTAAAAGTTTTTGTTTTCATAGTCATAAATTCTTATTAATAAACTACAGCTTCTTCAAATCCTTGTTTAACATTAAAGTTATTTGATTCTCTGTAGTGTTTGTACTCAGATAAAAGACATTTAATTTCTTCTCTACCTTCTTCTAACCATTCTTTTGGCAGTTTGTAAACTGCACAATCATAAGATCCTTTAGTGTCTACTGCTGTTATAAAAGACTCAACAGTGTACTCAGGATACTCAGCTTTTAGTGCATTCTCATAAAACGCAAGCTGTCTGTGGTAAGAGTATTGTAAACAAGAATACATAAAACCTGTAACATGCCAATCTCTTAACAATATACCTGTTTTAGTATTTAAGGGTGTACATTCACCATAAACTTGACTGCTTGTAGTTTTAAGATCTACAAGAGTTACAGTCTTATCGTTGTGATTAACAATAACTCTGTCTAGCTTAGATTTACATTTAACGCCTTCTTGCTCAAAATAAAGCTCTTTTTCGTTAAAACTCTCTACATTTTCGTCATTTTCTGCAAATAATAACTTATTTGCTACAACATGGCCCTGTAAAGACATCAAACATCCTTCAATAATTTGTTTATCTTTATTGTTAAGAGCAATTTTACCATCTGCTTTCTTTAGAAACTCATAGAACGCTACATTCTCTGGCTTGTTTCTAAAACTTTTGTAGATAGTGTTAGGTTTAGAATGGCTCTCTTTGTAAGCAGCTGCAGTGTAAGCAATATCAGCTATTTTATCTTCTGGAGTACCAGATTTCTCTAATTCAAAATACGCTTTGATATAATCACCCATTTTACCTGACACAGGTTCTACGTCAGCCATAACAAAGTTTTCAGGCTCAAGAGTAAATTGATGAATAAGAGTACCAAGCTGCATAGCACCACTTTTGGTTTGCATTTCTTGTTGCTTACGCATAATAAATCTACGAGGAGATACTTTTAATTCTCCTAAGTCGCTATTAGAAATATCTTCTTTAGCGTAGTAATTTTCTTCTGACATGTTGTTTATCTAAAGTTTCAGTTAATAATTCCATATACTCGTTGTATATTTCTTGCCGCATTTTATGCGTGTGTATTCTTGCGTTAGCTATTCTTCTAGAACCATCATCTAGAATTTCATCACTGATATATAAATCAGGATCATCTAGAGTTTGTTCTATTATATAGCGCACAACATTGTCTCTCCCGCTTTCTATTGCGGACATGAGTAATCTAATATCTCCAACAGCAAATCTAAGGTTGTTAAACACCTTATCTTTAAACTTTTGTGGATACTCAATTTTAGCTTCAGACATAATTAAGATTTTAATACATTAATATAAACTCCTGGATTCTCTTTGTCATATTCATACTCTAAGAATATAGGCACCATTACATCTGCATTATCATCAGTTATCCATCCATATTTTACCATTTCATCTTGTATAGTTTGCGCAGGATTGATGTAATCAAACTTGTGCTTACTTTTTCTTACAAACTTAAACGATATTCTATACGGATTGTCTCCTGAAGATTTAGCCTTCAGTAATTTTAAGAAATCCTTTTTGTTCTTTTTCCAAAACTCCTTACTAGTTTTATAGTAAGTAGCAGTTTGTTTAGATACTATAAAGTATCTTCCCGTCCATCTTCTACCATTCTTGCTTGATGGGACGTTCCCTGGTATAAATATTCCTCTTGGCATACATATTCTATTAGTTCGGCCGCACCCCTAACTCCATTAAGAGCTATAAAGTCCGAAAAATCTTTTGATTTGTAGTCAAAGGTATTAAATTTTCCATTAGTGAAAAATAACGGTATAAATCCATACAGTTTCCTATGTCTATTAGCAAAAGATATTCCAGTGCGATCAAAGTCATATAATATGTATATTCTTGCAAATCTGTCAGTTAAGTCCTTAACAACATCTGCAGGAATGACACAACTTTCTGACGAAGGTGCCACAGAGGGTATTCCAAATACATCCAAACACATAACATCTTTTAATGATTTAGTAATAACTAACGTGTCCCCCCGAAGTGGAAGTTGGCTCAACCCTTGTAGATCAGACACGCTAGTATTACTTAACCATTTAAATTTACTATATGGTTGATATATTTTCATTTTTCCATTAGGGAAATGATAAGCATAAATAGGATTGTAACGATTACTGCTAACAATAAGGTTATCATTAACCCACACATTAGCGGCAGCTCGTACATTATATTTACTAAGTATCTTACAACATATTCCATATTTAGACCAAAAAGTTTTATCCTCTTGGGTATTCCAGGGACGTGATTTAATTTGTATTGTAGTAGTAGATGGTTTTAAGTTTTCATACTCTTTTATATGCTCACCCACATATTGTTTAGTAGGTGTTGTAAAAGATTTAGTAGAGATACCAAGCTGAAAGTCATTGTCTATCAACCTGTAAGTATCAAATCTCTTTAGGCCAAACAGTTTAGTGAGAAAGGTGAAACAATCACCTGACTCGCCCGTACTGAAATCTTTAAAGAAATACTTACCACTACTATGTTTGAAAACTGTAAAAGACGGAGATCTATCTTTACGTAAAGGAGAGCACATAGCTCTCCCATACTTAAAATCTTTGCCTATGTAGTACGAAAAGATGTCTAGAGAGTTAATTCTCCCTAGAATCTCTTCATCACTAAGTTCTACTACTCGGCTACCGTACATTAGAACGGCATATCAGATCCTCCTGTTGCTAATACTGTTGTAGGGCTTCCTACTGCAGCATCTGGCTCAGGCTTAACAAGTTTCTTCTTGTTCCACTCTGAGATATAGATGTTAGTGTTAGCTGCAGCTATCTCCATAGGCTCAATAAAGTTAGGGTATTTAGGAAGAGATACATACTTACCTTTGTAGATAAATAGCATTCTAAACTTTCTACCTGCATACTTCTTACCAAACAAAGCAATAACTTTGTTACCATACTCTGCAAATGTTGTTACATTGTCTATAACAAACTCTGCTTCAGGCATAAACTTAGTAGCAATATGCTTTACACGACGAGACACGTCAGTTGCTTGCTTTTCTACATCACCATAATCTGGGTTAGCAGGAAATTCTGCATGCTTCACTGATGCACCATTAGATTGCTTAAACTCAAAGTCAAGTCTTCCGCCTTGATCCATGTTAAGCGTTACATTTACTAATTCACAATTCTCTTGAATACCTACTGCTGGCATTACTCCACCAGTACTGTTACTTTCTACGTTACTTCCGTACATTTTTTCTCTCTTTTAGAAATTAATTAATTGTTATACTCTTCGATAGCCTCTGCTACCAAGTTTAAATCATTTGGAATTTTAACAGACCCAAACATGTCTTTAGGAGCTTTACCTGTGTTAGCACCATCATTCTGTGTTATGAATGAATAGTCCATACCTGTCTCGCTCTTAGTAACGTCTGTATACAATACAATAGTAAACATACCCTCTAGAGTAACTACATTATCCATCATTTTACCGATAGTCTTTGCCTTAGTAACTTTGTTACCGTGAGCATCGAATGTAACTTCTGAGTGCATCATAAATACTACAAGCAAATCGTCACGCATAGATTTAACTGCATTGATTATCGACCAAGCGTTCTGAGCAATCTCAGTAAACTTTTTGAAACCAGTTTCGTTAGCTCTACGCATATACTCGTTAGCCATAGTGTATTGATAGTCATCAATAACAATTGTCTTTATTTCAGGACGTTTGTCATTAATGTAATTCAAACATTTGAGAATCTCGTGTGGGACATCACTAGAGTGAAATCTACCGTCGGGATTATCTTTGTTGAATGTAGGGTATTTAGTCTTCCATCCTTTGAATGGTAACGCCTTACGAGCTACGTTAACAATGAATGTGGACTCAGGGTTTAGGTTTTCAATTGAAGTGGATTTCCCTGTACCACTTGCGCCAACTATTAATAGTTCTTGTGCCATTTAAAATAGATTTATTTCGGTTTTTACTTTTTCTTGTTCTGCGTGTCTTGCATTCCATTTGGTACCTCTAAGCTCAGGATGTTTTTCTTGTAATTTACGTCGACAACGTCCTACCCCCTCGAAAGACGGGTATTGTTTGCTGTGTAAACCTTTTAGAAAATCTCTAGTGCTTAGAGTTGTTATATCAATATTGTAAGCCAATAAGATAAAACCATATAGAACGTAATCGCAGTCTCTAGCTTTGGCCTTGTTGAGTAGTATCGCTGACACTCTCTTCTCGTACTTCTTGATTTTCATTGCTCGAATAGTTTGCTGGTTTAGCGTCTAATATTTGATTATGCGCCAAATCATTTTCCATAAGTGCAATGCAAGGCTCGCCCTCCCTAACCTTCAAGTAATGCCAAAATATAGCATTAGTTGTAGGCCATCTCTTTGGGCCATATGCCCTAATACCAAGCATCTCTGGACGGTGTGTTACCACCACAATGTCAGAATACATATAACATGCATCTGCACCGAAGATGTCTTGCTTCTTAGGGTAATGTAAATCAGGGTTTTGGATACGCTCTGAATTCTCTATGTTACGGTTCATTTGAGATATTAGAATGAATGACACTCTAATAACTTTCTTTAATCCATTAAACATAGCCATCAAATCATAGAGAAGATCTCTATCTTGTGCACCTCCAACCTTTTTTACAAGAAGAGTATGATCTAACATAACTATAACAGGTTTGTCTTTCTATTTAGAGAATGCTAGTATTGTAGCTTCTAGAGCCTTAACACTACCTGGTATATCTACGTAGTTTATATCATACTTATTTAACTTGCGAGCTTCTTGTACTGCATTCATATAGTAATTGTCATTCAACGTAAAGTTTTCTGACGCACTATATAGTTGCTGTGTAGTAAGTTTCATCTTATTACTAAGTTTACGGCCAATTAGCCGAGAAGAAAGCATCTCAAAGTTAAATGAGAGTATTGCAAAGTCATCCTTTTCGTTAAGATCTTTCAATCCTGTCTCAAGTTGACCTAGCACTGCGGTTTTACCGCTACCAGACATACCAGCAATAGTTGTGATAGTCTGCCATTCGATACCACCCATAGAAATGTTGTTAAACTTTTTCCAAGGTGTAGCAAGAGATTTAATCTCACCCTTACGTCTACCATCTATATAGCGTAGTGCTGCACTAGATGCTTTAGATATGTGGCGCCAAGGTAAGGCTTTGTGGTCTTCACTCATATTAAATCTCCTCCATAGTTTTGTTCGTCCGAAGGTTTGGGAGCTTCAATGCCTTCATACATAGTCCAAGCTTCTTGGTTTAGGTATGATGACATCATCTTCCACGGTGGACGAAAATCATTAGTGTAACTTGCTTGTTTCCTATCTTCATGTTCTGCTGCAATAGCTTTGATTATAGTCTCGTGCAAGTCTGGTTTTCTCTCTATCAATGCTATGTATTTAAGCTTATTACGCTTCATATCATTGTGGAGAGGCCTACCTCTATCTTTTCTAGGATAGGCAATTGCAAATTGATTCCAGCAATCTTCGCAACCTCGTACTTTAAACAAATCCAACGCTTTTTGACGGAGTGTAAGTGACTCGTCGGGCATTATTTTAATAAAGCCTCGTGTCTGTAGTTTTTCTCTGTCAACGGGTAAAATTTCTAAGTACTTTTGAACTTGTTTGTCTCCTTCACTTTTAAGAAGCATATAAACAAATTCGCTAGGTGTGAGATGATTGCCTTTCAACTTGGTTAAGTTTAAAGATACTTTCATCGCAATTTAAATATTTATCGAGTTCCTCTTCAGTTAAGCTCACCAAACTTTCGTCTGGTAAGCATTTTAATCCATCTTCACATTGTATACAATTACTCATAACATTTTAAATTACCGTCACTGTCTCTACGATGTGCTAGAAGGAGGTTTAAAGATACGTCATTTTCTTGGAGTACACAACCAAACTCTAGCCTTAAAATCTCTGCTATGTCTTTGGCTGTCAACAACATAATGTCGTCATAATAAAATTTTAACACTTGCATTAAGTGCCATATTTCATTAAATTCTAACTTCTTTCCTTTGTAGGGACTGTCTTTCATATTACATTATATTTCAATATAACCTTCCATCTCAGCCATTTGCTGATTGAAATGTTTCTTATAATCATTTAGGATATATTCTTCTGTAAATGTATGTAATTTAGTGTAGTTTTCCAAAGCATTTGATGGATGTGAAGTTTTAAGTGCTTCTGTACACGCATTGTAAGCAGACCATAGGTTTCTAGCTTTAAACACTTCAGACTCAAACCACTCTCTAGTAGCTGTTTTAAGTTGTGAACCATTTAAAATGTTCTCGTTTACAAACAATTGACCGAAGTAATCACCTACTTGGTTGTTGTCAAAAGGTATGTCATGCATATAACTAGCATCTTCTTGCGCTTTGTTGTGCAGTTTATCAGTTTGTGTAAACAATTCTGCAATCAATGCATCCATATCACTCTCAATATTCTGAGTATGCTTACGTAATTTTACAATATCACCTACAAACATTAAGTTAGAGCACACTGTAATTTGTGAGCCTGCACATAAGCCTATTGGTAATGTTTTATCATAAGAATTACGAAATCCTATAGATATGTCAGAGTTTTTATCACTGCTTGGAAATACCATAGAGCCAAACATCTGTTGTCCTCTGTGATTTACTTCTAGCTTTTGTGAAATAGGCTCTCTGCCATACTTAAGCATTCCTGCTTTTTTTACTCTTGTTACTAACTCTTGGTGACTCACTGGTATGTAAGTCTCAGTACGTTCAGGTACTGCTATCATACTAAGATCATCGAAATTTACTAACTTTGCCATTGCTTCCGTCGTTTTTAGGGTATTTATAAGTTTTCATAACACTCGGTGTGTTATACGTTTTAGGGTATCCAAACCCAAATATTAATTCAAATGCATTTTTTGTTACTGTGTTTAGTTTAATTTCTTTTTTTACTTTCTTTTTTACCTCTGGTATAAGAGGATTGTAGTCTAAATAATCTTTACTAGGCATATTAAAATATATATCGGATTTTATTCCAAGGTATAACTTTTTCGTGCAAAGCCTTAAATGCATCTATGTACAATGGCTTCAGATGTTTAGCATACCTTATGTTAGTTCCACCATATTGCGAGATTTTCTCTTCCTGTATTGCAGGATTCCATAGGTGTATTTCTGTTTCAGGGTGTTTCT